TCACGGTGCCAAGGTTGCCACTATGGAGCTTGAAGCCGTAGAAGATGAGAAAAATGGCTGGGTGCGATATACTTTAGACACGCCTGTTGAGGCGGCTCCACTGGAAGTCAAACGTCGTCGTAGCCGACCACCAGAGGTGGTCGAACAAGGAGCTTAAACATGGCCACATACACTGCTGGCGATCAAATCAATAGAGCATTGCGATTGCTTGGTGTGTTGGCTGAAGGTGAAACACCTTCCGCGTCCGTATCCCAAGACGCATTGATGGCGCTCAACCAAATGATTGACTCATGGAATACTGAGCGGTTAGCTGTTTTCAATACGATTGATCAAACATTTACTTGGCCTGCTGGCGAGATTCAACGCCATCTTGGCCCTACAGGTGATTTTGTGGGCATTCGGCCCATCTTGTTGGATGATGCAACGTATTACCGCGACCCAGGCACCAACGTGTCTTATGGCATCAAGTTTATCAATCAGCAACAATACGATGGCATTGCCGTCAAAACCGTGACTTCCACTTATCCACAGGTCATGTGGATCAATATGGAATACCCCAACATTCAGATGACGGTCTATCCCCAGCCCACACGGGACTTGGAATGGCACTTTATCAGTGTGCAAGAGCTAGATCAGCCTGCCACACTGGTAACTCAAATCTTGTTTCCGCCTGGCTATTTGCGGGCGTTTACCTACAACTTGGCGATGGAATTTGCGCCTGAGTTTGGCGTGGAGCCCAGCCCCCAAGTGCAACGCATTGCAATGACCAGCAAACGCAACCTGAAGCGCATCAACAACCCTGACGACATCATGTCGATGCCTTACGCCATCGTTGCGTCACGCCAGCGGTTCAACATTTACGCCGGTAATTATTGATGAAAAGCCCGATTCTTGGCGCAAGCTACGTTGCCCGCAGCGTCAATGCTGCCGACAATCGCATGGTCAATCTGTACCCAGAGGCCACGCCAGACGGCGGCAAGGAAGCGGCTTTCTTGACGCGCTGCCCTGGGCTTGAATTTTTGCAAACGATTGGCACAGGCCCAATCAGAGCGCTTTGGGCACACCAGACCAATGGGTCTGATTTTTATGTTGTGTCAGGTTTGGAAGTCTATAAAGTTACGGGCATGACCGCCGTGCCTACGCTGTTGGGCACTGTGACCGGCACTGGCCCCGTGTCAATTGCTGACAACGGTACCCAAATCTTTTTTGCCTGCAATCCTGACAGTTACATCTACAACGAAGTCACCAACGTATTTGCTCAAATCACTGACCCCGATTTCCCTGGTGCGGTGACCGTGGGCTACTTGGACGGCTATTTTGTGTTCAATGAGCCAGATAGCCAAAGAGTCTGGGTGACATCCCTGTTGGACGGCCTGTCCGTCGATCCACTGGATTTTGCCAGCACCGAGGGTTCGCCCGACGGTTTGGTGGCAATCAATGTAGACCACCGCGAAGCATGGATGTTTGGCACCGACTCAATTGAAGTCTGGTATGACGCAGGTTTGGCTGACTTTCCCCTGACCCGTATTCAAGGTGCTTTTAACGAGATTGGCTGCGTGGCGGCGTTTTCTGTAGCCAAGCTCGACAACGGCCTGTTCTGGCTAGGCACTGACGCCCGTGGCCAAGGCATCGTCTACAGGGCCAATGGCTACACCGGCCAGCGGGTGTCCACCCATGCTATTGAGTACGCAATTGCTCAGTACAGCGACATTTCAGACGCGGTGGCATACACATACCAGCAAGAGGGCCATGCCTTTTATGTGCTGACATTTCCCACCGGCAACGCCACATGGGTATTCGATGTAGCCACTCAAGCATGGCATGAACGTGCTGGCTGGGACAATGGCGTGTTTACCCGTCACCGGTCAAACTGTCAGTGCAACTTTGGTGGCAACACAATTGTCGGCGATTATGAAACTGGTGCCATTTACAAGATGACCTTGAATGTCTACGCTGACTATGACGAGCCTCAAAAATGGCTGCGCTCATGGCGGGCGCTGCCTAGCGGCCAGAACAACCTCAAGCGTACTGCCCACCACAGCCTGCAACTAGATTGCGAGTCAGGTACTGGTTTGGCTACCGGCCAAGGCGACGATCCGCAAGTCATGTTGCGCTGGTCAGACGATGGTGGCCACACATGGAGTAATGAGCATTGGGCACCAATGGGCAAGATCGGCGCGTACTATCAGCGCGTATTCTGGCGGCGATTGGGCATGACGCTCAAGCTGCGGGACAGGGTCTATGAAGTGTCTGGCACCGATCCTGTATCGGTCGCCGTCATGGGCGCTGAATTGATTCTGAGCCCGACCAATGCCTGAACAACTCAATATAACGAACCTACCTTCGTCGCGGGTCGAGTTTATTGACCCTCGCACGGGGTTGATGTCGCGTGAGTGGTACCGGTTCTTTTTAAACCTGTTCAATTTGACCGGCGGCGGCAATAACCAGACATCTTTGGATGATTTGCAACTTGCGCCGCCTTCTGTATCTACTGGTGGTACAGGTACGGTCACTTCGGTAGCTACTGCGGGAACAGTCAACGGGATTACCCTGACCGGCGGCACCATTACGACTTCTGGCACGATCACGTTGGGTGGCACACTGAGTAACGTGGATTTGGCATCTCAAGTCACTGGCAATCTACCGGTCACCAATCTGAACAGCGGCACCAGCGCGTCGGCCACGACCTATTGGCGGGGGGACGGTACATGGGCCACGGTAATATCAGGCGCGGCGCTTAGTAATGACACCGCCACGGCCACCAACGTCTACCCGCTGTTTGCCGATGCCATAACAGGCACCCCGACCACAATTTACACCAGCAACGCCAAGTTGCTGTACAAACCTTCTACAGGCGAATTCTTGGCCCAACAATTTAACGCGGGCAACGGAATTTACGTCAACAGCAAAACCGTTTCAACGAGTTACACTATAGCCACTGGAAATTCAGGCATGTCGGCTGGGCCGATCACCATTGCTAGCGGTCAGACAGTGACAGTTTCGTCAGGTTCCCGCTGGGTTGTTTTGTAAAAGGTGCTTCAATGACTGTAACCGCCAAAAATCTAGTTCCAGCCAAAACCGTTGAGGCGACTCAGACGACGCAATACACTGCCAATGGCGTGACGACAATCATTGACAAGTTCACAGCCACCAACTACAGCGGTTCATCGGCCACCATCAGCGTTAACTTGATCACCGCCACCGGCACCGCTAGCAACGACAATTTGATCGTCAAGGCCAAATCCTTGGCCGCGTCTGAAACGTACATTTTTCCTGAGCTTGTTGGCCACATCTTGCCATCCGGCGGGTTTATCTCGACAATTGCAGGCACAGCCAGCGCCATCAACATGCGCGTCAGCGGAAGGGAAGTATCGTGAACGATGTAATAGCTTCTGATTTAATGCGGGGTAAAGTCCAAGCGTTGCAAGATGCTTTGATGGCTTTTGAGCCTTACCAACCTGAAACTGAACATGTGTTCCACGGCGGTATGTACTGTCGTAAAGTTTTTCGCCCTGCTGGCGTTTTGGTGGTTGGTAAGGTTCACAAAAAAGAACATTTTTATTTGATAGTGTCGGGCACAGTAGCAATCACTACCGACGACGGGGTGCAACTTGTAACAGGGCCGCATTTGCTTTGCAGTAAACCTGGCACCAAACGCGCGGTGTACGCGGAGACAGATGCGCTGTGCATGACGTTTCACAGAACTGAATCTACAGATGTAGAAGCAGCAGAAGAAGAACTTGTTGAAGATGAGCCTAACAGTATGTATGGCATCGGCAACCAAGTAAAAGTTAAGGAGCTAACATGACTTTTTGGGTCGCAGGAGCTGTAGTAGGCAGTTCACTCATAGGCGCAAGCGCCGCAAATAGGTCTGCTAGCGCAATGGCGGGCGCGTCTGACCGCGCTGCGGACTTGCAATACGAACAATACCAAGACACAGTCAGACGTCAAAAACCTTTCTACGACGTAGGCGTCAATGCGTTACCAGAACTGGTTTCCGCATCAAAATACGAACCGTTTACTATGGGTAAGTTTCAAGCCGATCCGGGATATGCTTTCCGATTGAGCGAAGGCACAAAAGCCTTGGAACGATCTGCTGCGGCGCGCGGCGGTTTGTTGTCTGGCGGCACTGGCAAGGCGCTTACGCGATTCGGCCAAGAAATGGGTAGCCAAGAATACACCAACGCTTTTAACCGTTATCAGGCCGAGCGTACCGCTCGTTTGCAACCTTTGCAATCGTTGGCAGGCATGGGTCAAAGTACAGGCCAACAAGTTAGCCAAGCAGGGCAACAAATGGCTTCAAATGTCGGTGAAGCTATTGGCAGCGGCGCGGCGGCAAGAGCATCAGGGTATGTCGGCAGCGCAAACGCTTTAACGGGCGGTTTGAATACATACTTGAATTACAGCCAAGGACAAAATTATTTGAGCGCGCTAGGAGGCGGCAAGGGGATTCCGTTGTATGACTCAGCTGGCCGCCCTACTTAACTTAAGGATTTAATTATGCCTATTGATCCTAGAATTTCCCTTGGTGTTCAGCCAATTCAAATAACCGATCCAGTAGCACGGTTTGGTCAATTTTCAAACATTCAAAACGCGCAAAACCAAAATGCGTTAGCGCAATACCAATTGGCAACTGCTCAACGAGAGCAAGAGTCGGTAAATGCTTTAAACGAAGCATACGCAAAATCATATGATCCTAAAACAGGAAAGATAGACCGTAACTTGCTTCGTGAATCTTTGGCTAGAGGTGGCTTTGGCTCTAAATTACCTGGAATTGAAAAATCGCTGACTGAACTAGACAAAGAAGCGGCGTTGCTTCAAGAAGTGCAAGGTAAAGTAACCGCGCAGCCTGTTGCTTTAGCTAAAAGTCAATCTGAATTGCTTGACGCAAAGCTAAAACAATCGCGTCAATTTTTAGACACGCTTGATCCTGCCGACCCAAGCGCGCCCGCAAAATATTTGCAATGGCATGAAGCCAATCATGCAGACCCAATAATTGGCCCTGCGCTAAAAGCGCGAGGCGTAAACGTAGACCAATCGCGCGCTCAAATTGAAGCCGCAGTTGCTAAAGGCCCGCAAGCCTTTGCTGATTTAATTAACGGCTCTAAACTTGGCACTGAAAAGTTCATGGAGTTGAACAAGCCAAGTACTACTACTGTTAACCAAGGCGGTCAAACGCAAATGTTCCAAACACCTGGTCTTGGTGGTAAGCCTGTATCTGTGGGTACATACGCCGATGTGCCGTTGCCTGCCAATGTGTTTGAACAAAAGAAACAAATTGCTAGTGCTGGCGCGGCAAATATTTCTAACGTGCAAGAAAAAGCAGAGGCGCAGGATTACGGAAAACTTTTGGTTAAAGACTTTGAAAATGTAAAAATGCAAGCATCAGTTGCCGCGCGTTCATTGCCTGCAATTGAAAGCAACCTTGCAATCCTAGATAAAGGTTTTGACACTGGGTTTGCAACTGAAACTGTTGCCGCCGGAGCTAAAGTATTGGCCGCGCTTGGCGTTAAAGATGCAGCAAACTACGCTACTGACGCGCAAACATTTTTGGCTAACGCAAACGCTGCGGTGTTGCAACGCCAGTTGGAACAAAAAGGCCCGCAGACAGAATCAGATGCCCAGCGTATCACTGCGACCGGCGCTCAATTGGGCAACACCAAAGAAGCTAACAAATTTGTGCTTAACGTAGCCAAAGCACAACTTCAGCGCGACGTTGAACAACGCAACTTCTACGCTAACTGGCGTGAAAAGAGTAAGACGCTTGAAGGTGCAGAAGACGCTTGGTTTGCTGGGCCAGGTAGTAAATCTTTGTTTGACAGCCCTACACTTAAAAAATACGGCACCAACGTGGTAGACCAAATCCCTGGCCAAAGTCGTTCAGCGCCTGCGCCTGCGGGTAATTCAGTCACGCTGCCTGATGGACGTATTAAGACCTTTCCCAACGCGGAAGCGGCCAATCAGTTTAAAAAAGCCGCAGGGATTAAATAATGGATTACGACGCACTTGCCAAACAATACGGCGGCGCGGATGCTGCGCCCGTTATTGACTACGATGCGCTGGCCAAAAAATACGGCGGGGCAGATATGACTGCATCAACCGGAATGCCTGGCCAACGTAAGTCGCCAAGCGCGTTGACGCAGTTTGGCCGGTCTGCCGCGTCTTTGGCTGACGTGACTGTAGGCAACGTCATTCCTGGTGCTGTGCAATACCTTGCATACCCGTTTGCGCGTGTGGGTCGGTCGCCAGACGAAGCGCAAGCCATCACGCAAAACCTTGTGGGCGCTGTTGACAAACCGTTTGGCAAAGCCTTTGGTGTAACCGACACGCCTGAGTACCAGCAAGAAGCTGGCCGTCAGGTCATGGACTTTATTGGCCAAAACTTTCAAAAAGGTGCCAAGTGGATTTCTGAAAACACCGGCTTGCCACAAGCAGACGTTGAAAGTTACCTTGCTACCGCAACGCTGGCCGCGCCAAAAGTGGTGCCGCCAGTAGCTAAAGCAGTTAAGCAAGCGGTTGCGCCGGTCGTTCAACAAATCAAAACTGGCGTTCAATTGCCGTTTGAACCCGCACGTCAAGCCAAACGCGAGCGTCGGTCAGCCGAATCCTACGCCAAAGGCCCGCAAATTGATGCTGCGGCAGAAGCTCAACGCTTGAAAATTGCGCTTAACCCTGCGGACATTGATCCTTCAGTTTCAACACGGTTTTTGTCTGCTGCCGCTGGCCCTCGTGGCCCTGAAGCCTTGGCGTTGGCCAACAAGCCCCGCGTTACTGAAATTGCAAAAAACGAAATGGGCCTTGACGCAACCACGCAACTTAATGGTCGCGCCGCGTTTAGCAAAGCCCGCGCACAATTAGCTGACCCTTACGAACAAGTTAAAAAGTTGCCTATTCAACAAGCTGATGACGCAATGATTCAGCGGCTAGAAGATATTCGTACGGATTTAAACGTCATTGGCGCTAAAGAATACGCGCCTGCAATTAGCAAAATTGTTGACGACGCAATCGCTAAAACACAAACTGGTTTAACCGGCGAGGCATTGCTAAAAAACATTAGTGTTTTGCGGGAACGCGCGCGCAAAACGTACAACAATAAGTCTGCAACTACTGAAGCGTTAGATATCGCTGACACTAATTTAAAAATTGCAACCGAGCTAGAGTCAATGATTGACAATAGCATTTTCAATCCAAAATTACTAGGCGAATACCGAGATGCGCGTCAAAAGATGGCCCGCACGTATGCGTATGAAGGCGCAACTGACTTCAACACCGGCATGGTAGACGTGTCTAAGTTGGCTCGCATGACAGCTAAAGATAGCGCGCTGACCGGCGACATTGCATCCCTTGGCAAGATTGCGGGTAACTTTCCTGATGTGTTCACAACCACCGCCGCATCTAAGTTTTATGACCTGCCTCGCCTTAGCCGTTCTGGCTTGGCAGGCGGCGGCGGCGCTTTGGTTGGCTCACAATTTGGTTTAACCGGATCAATTGTGGGCGGTTTGCTGGGTGGAGGTTTGGGTGAGTTAGGCGGCGCTGCTGCCGCGAACCGCATGGCGTCGCCTAAATATCAAGCCGGTTTAAAACTGCAAGACTTCCGCATTCCTACCAACCAACTTGCCGCAGCCGCTGCGCCTATTCCGCAAAACCGCGCTGTTGTGCCTTATGACCAAAGTAATGCACTGGTGCAACCAAATGAGATTGTGGGCTACACCCAAGACGGCTCACCAATCACCGCCGCGCAAGCGTTCAGCCGTCCTAACTTCATAATGACCCGCCCAGGGCCTGAAGTCAGAACAAGCGTACAACCCACGCCACCTCAATTGGCTGCACCTAGCGCAGAAGGCACCATCAACGCTTTACGTGCTGAAGATGTCCGACGTGGGAATATGTCTCGCACTTTGGGCCAGCAAGCTGAGGCGCAGCAAGCCGCTGCTGAAGCCGCTGCCCGCAAGCCTGTTCGTGGACGACTTGGCGGCGAAAATCTAATGTTTGACGCTGCTGGCAATTTGGTGCCAGAAACACCGGCAGCGCGTCAAGTAAATATCATCGGCGCGCCTACATCGCTGGAAAGCGCCATACAGAAGTTGACCGGCCAAGTCGTACCTGAAACCAGCACAAGCTATAAAACCACGCTGGTTACGCCTAAGAGTGGCGCAAAACCTTACTACAAGATCACACCTAAAGAAGGTGAGACTACTTTTGAGCGCGGCGTATCTAAGGCGTTTGATCTGACAGCAACTGAAAAGATTGCTTGGGACAAAACCAAAGCGAATTTGAATTTGATTGATCAGGCGCCAGGGTTCAAAGCGCTCACAGACAAAGCCATCGCCCAAAAAATGATGGATCGTGAGTGGGTTGCAGAAGCCTACGCCAAGGCCCGTCAAAAGGCATTGATGTTTGACGAGATTGCCAAACGTGCAGCCAACGAGCAAACCAAATTTGACGCTAACGTCAAGCGCGACCAGATGCTCGACTTGCTCACCACGCTGGAAGATAATCTGCGAAACGCCCGCCCTGACCTGTCCGGCAAGCAACAAGGCCCAAAAACCCGTGAAGCCTTTCGCAATAAACTAGCAGGCGGTGAAACCAAGAACGCTTTAACCCCATTCCCGAAAATTGACGTTCGTGGATTTGAACGTGAATAACAAACTTGAGGTAAACACATGGCTGGCTTAACCCCCTCACCCAAACAGCAAATCTTCGGATCGGATGGCTTGCCTCTTGTCGGCGGCAAAATCTACACCTACGCGGGCGGTACTTCAACACCTATCGCTACGTACACCGACTACACCGCTGCTACGCCCAACACCAACCCGATCATCTTGGACTCGCTTGGCCAAGCCAACATCTGGTTGCTCAACACCACCAGCTACAAGTTTGTGGTCAAGACCGCTGCGGAGGTGTTGCTCTACACCGTAGACAACATCGCCATCCCCTTGGACATCAATTCTTTTGGTGCCCCACCACCTATTGGCGACGTCACACCCAACACCGGCGCGTTCACCACACTGTCGGCCACTGGTACGGTTACTTTTTCAGGCCAAGTAAATTTCACAAGTACAGGTGCCGCCAAGCTCAACGTAGGCACCACCGGCCAACGCCCTACCGCCGTCACCGGCATGGTGCGCTACAACACCACGACCGGCAAGTTTGAAGGCTACGGCGCAACAGCTTGGGGTGCCCTGGGCGGCGGCGCAACTGGCGGCGGCGCTGACCAGGTGTTCGTGGAGAACGGCCAGATTGTCACAACAAACTATACTCTCAGCACTGGCTTTAACGCAATGTCTGTTGGCCCGATCACCGTCAATAGCGGCATCACTGTCACTGTCCCCTCCGGCGCTCGCTGGGTTGTTCTGTAAAGGAAATATATGTCATCAGTCGTTATTTCGGGGGATACCAGCGGGGCTGTAACACTTGCTGCCCCTGCTGTTGCGGGTACTAATACGCTGACTTTGCTTGCTGCCACTGCGACAAGTGCTGTCAATACATTGGGTACAGCGGTTGCGTCTACATCAGGTACAAGCATTGACTTTACAAGTCTGCCAAACTGGATTAAGCGCATCACAGTGATGATGAACGGTGTGTCTCTTTCAAGCACCGCCAACATACTGATTCAAATTGGGCCATCTGGTGGCGTTGAAACAAGTGGATATTCTGGCGTTGTGTTGGGCAATGGCATTCAAGGTGCATGGGGTGGAACTGGATGTTTGATAACAAGAACTGGGCAAGCAACATCAACCTATTCGGGGATTGTGACGATTGCAAATATAACTGGCAGTACATGGGTGTGTTCTGCAACTATGGCTGATTCTGTAAATACTTATGCGGGTTTAGCGGCAGGGTCAAAAGCTATTACTGGAACACTTTCAATTGTGCGTATCACATCAACCAGTACTGACACCTTTGATGCTGGAACAGTTAACATTCTGTACGAAGGATAATCATGTCAATACTTGTTTTAACTTCTGACACGCTATCAAGTCCTGCCGCCGCAGGGCAGATTGAATACACAAGCCCCATCTTTGCGGCTACACCTATTGGCACACAGCGAGGCATTGTCCCGACTCAGCAGTATTACAGGCTGAATGCTGACTATGTTGGCTCTAATGCAACTGGCGCACAGAGTCTGTTTAATGTTGGCGCTACGCTGTCAGCAAGCACTGTGTATGAGTTTGAAGCACTTATCATGCTTTATAAAACTGCCGGAACAACATCGCATGATGTTTCTCTGGGCTTTGGTGGTACGGCAACAGTAAACAACATTCTTTACGATGGTTCTTCCGCAAGAATGAATGCGCTAAACACCGCTGTTTCCACCGCCGTAACCCCAATGACAAGTTTTGCTGGTTCTCAAGCTACCGCCACGGTAGCTCAATCTGGAATTACATCCGCCACGACTGCGTTTATTTTTAAGATCAGGGGATCTGTCTCAATCAACGCTGGCGGCACGTTCATTCCGCAGTACACGCTGTCAGCAGCACCTGGCGGCGCGTACTCGACATACGCTGGTAGTTACATCCGAATCAATCCGCTTTCCGCATCTGGCGCAGCGACTAACGTGGGGACATGGGCATGAGCACAGTAATCGACGGTTCAGCAAGCGTCACGATCAACTCTGGCGCAATTCTTGGCATTACCTCTGGCACTGCTGTGGCATCTACCAGTGGTACGAGTATTGACTTTACTTCTATCCCATCATGGGTTAAGCGTATCACTGTGATGTATAGCGGCGTTTCAACAAGCGGCACGTCAAATTTTTTGGTTCAAATTGGCGCTGGTAGCGTTACAACTTCAGGATATGTAAGCGGTGGCCTTGCTTCCCAAGCCGCCGCGTCTAGTTCCGCAGGCGTTACGTCAACAGCAGGATTTATCGCAGTTGCAGGCATCAACGGCGCAACGCAATCACAAACAGGCATTGTGACGCTACTTAACATTACAAGCACTAATTGGATTGCGGCGAGCGTTACTGCCGAATCATCCGACGGCAACAGAACAACTGTTGCATCAGGAACATTAGCACTCGGTGGAACTCTTGACCGAGTACGTATCACCACGGTCAACGGCACCGACACCTTTGACGCTGGCACAGTAAACATCATGTATGAAGGATAAGAAATGACACACAGAATCGTAGTAAACGTAGAAACAGGCGTAGTCACTCAAGTTGAGTACACCGCTGAAGAGCAAGCGGCGCATGATGCGGCAGTAGCGGCGCAGGCTTTGGCAGAAGCAGCAGCAGTTGTAGTAGTAACACCAACTGAGCCAGTAGCATGAGTTTAGAGACAGACTTCTACGCGCACCAAGCATCTTGCGATGAACGATATAAGAACATCGAAGAGAAGCTGGAGGCTGGAAAGCAACGCATGACACGCATAGAGTATCTGCTTTATGTTGTGATTGGCGCAGTGTTGCTCGGCCCTGGCTTTGTTGGCGTGATCGTCAACAAATTAATAGGCGCGTGAAATTGATCCAATCAGCATCCTCTTCGCTGCCAATGCTTGCGTTGCAGCAATCAAGGAAGGGTGCAAGCTGTACAAGCAAGTTAAGACTTCCTTCATGGAGGTCAAAAGCACTGTTAACGAAGTCATTGGGATCGCAAAAGAAGTTAGGGGTTTCTGGGCAAAGTTGGCAGAAATGTTTGGTGCAAGTGCTGCACCTGTCCCACAGGGAAAATCGCCCAAGCCTGTGGCCTACGTTGCCGTTGACGAAACTCAAGTCATGTCGGACATCGTCACCCAGCTTACAAAGCTGTTCAGGCTTGAAGAGCAATTAGCAACGCTTATCAGAGAGGCAGAAGAGAAGTCCAGAAACGTCTATGACCCTGATGCCAACCTAATGGAAGCTGCGTTGCAGCGGGTGATGGCACAGCAACAGATGGCTGAACTGATAGTAACGGTCAGGGAAACGATGGTGTACCAATCCCCGCCTGAGATGGGCGCTTTGTACAGCAAGGTGTTTGAGATGCGGGAAGTCATTGGTCAAGAACAGGAACAGGCAAGGCTGAAACAGGAAAAGCAGCAAAGGTACAAGCTATGGCAACGGCAGGAGGCAAAAAGAAACTTCCAAGCAAAGTCGGCGTATCTAGTAGTAACAGCTATCTTCCTCCTTTACCTTTGGTTGTGGCTCCTCCTGTTAAGTCGCTGGGAGAAGACGTAGTGGGCTGGGTTGCTGCTTTGATTCTGGTTGGGCTCATGTTGCCACTGCTGGGTATGCTGTATCTGGACATACTGGAGGCCAAGCACGAGGTCAAAGCGCAGGTGGAGAAGGTAGAGAAACTCAGGCGTGAACTTAAAAAGGAAAAATAATGTTACCGATACTTGCATCATTATTGGGCAGCCTAGCCGAAAACGGTTTGGGGCTGCTCTCCAGCGCCATCCAAGCCAAGGGCAAGGACGTAGTCGAAAAGACGTTAGGCGTGAAAATCCCCGACAACCCAACTTCTGAAGATGTTGCCAAGCTGCGCCAGCTCCAGTTTGACCACGAAGAGCGTTTGCTTGAGTTAGGAATTGAGAAAGCCAAGATGGAACTGGCCGAGCTTGATCTGTTGGCCAAGGCCGCGCAGAACGATGCTGACAACATCACAGACCGCTGGGAAGCAGATATGTCCAGTGACTCTTGGCTGTCGAAAAACATACGCCCTATGAGCCTTATAGCCATCTTCTTGGGCTACTTCCTGTTTGCCATGATGTCTGCCTTTGGATACAACGCCAATGAGTCCTACGTCACGCTGCTGGGCAATTGGGGGATGCTAATCATGGGCGCTTACTTTGGCGGTCGCACGGTTGAGAAATTGGCGGAAATGAGGAAAAAATGAGCTTAAGCACCGAACAAGCCGCGTTCCTGCTGGACGTGTGCAAACTGATCCAGTACGCCACTGAGCAGGGTTTCATGGTCACTGGTGGGGAGCTATCCCGCACACCCGAACAGCAGGCCATTTACGTCAAAACAGGTCGATCCAAGACAATGAACAGCATCCACCTCAAACGCTGCGCCATCGACCTGAACTTCTTTAAAGACGGCAAGATTGTCTGGAATAGAAAGATCATTGAACCGCTGGGCATTTACTGGGAATCGTTGCACCCCAAGAACCGCTGGGGCGGGTACTTCAGTAACCTAGTGGACTGCCCGCACTTTGAGCGCAACGTCTAGTCAGCAAAGAAATACAGAAACGCAATGATGCCACCGACGCCAATGATAGCGCCAATGAACAACACAAATATGGTAGCAATCATTTGATCAACTCCCTGTATGCCTTGATGGCGTCTTTCACATCGTTCTGCAACTGCTGTATCAGGTCGTGCTGCTCTTGCATCTTTTGGTATGCTTCGGCAGCAAACTTAATTAAGTTCTCACGTTCCCAAGTTTCAAACGCTGGCATCGCGCTTCTCCTTAATACTTTGCGACAGCATCTGGCGCAGCCACTTGGCACCACCTAAACGCTTCCATTCTGCGTAATGCGCCGGTATCAACCGCACAGCGACGTTCTTGGCCACGCCAGTCAATTCACTCTTGGGTCTTGGCATTTGTGCTCATCTCCTGCTGATCTAGTTAGAAAAATCATGTTGCAACGTGTGCAACGCCAGACAAGACCTTGTTCGACAATCTGTTGGTCTTTTCTAAAAAAATTTTTAATTGCTTCAATCATATTCAGTACCTGTATTTAGGGGCACACGTCACGTCAGCCACGACGTCAGCGGTGTAGTTGTTGATCTTGCGTTTCGCAAACACCATGACCGCCCGCAGGCCAGAGCTTTCGCACTCCTGCACGGCCAAGATGACTTCGTTGCGGCTCATGGCTTGGATGTTCTTGTCCAACACCATCTTCTGCTCCGCGCCGCCAGCAGGCTCGCCCAGGCTGGCCTGCCAAGACGATCCCGCCGCGCATCCGCTCATTAGTAAAAAAAGAAAATACTTCATGGCTGTTTAGCCTCCTGTAAGAGTTCAATACGCTCACGGGACGCTCTCAGCGTGGTGTAGCGTTGGTGCAGTCGCTCCAGCACCACCACACGTCTGGCGTTTGCCCGTTCATGGGTCAGCATCTCCAACACCTTGTCTTCGTCAAAGGTCTTGAGTTGTTCATTTAATTTTCGCCAAGTGAGTTGCAACTTTGTCCTCCAGTTTTTTAACTAACGTCATGCTCTTACTCAACTTGCGCCATGCGGCGTTAAAGTCTCGCTGGTAAATTTTCTGTATAGACTTCTCAGCTTTTAACTGCGTCTTCCATTTGTTTAAACGTACACTCATTTTAAAGACTCCATTGCAATATCCGACACCGCGCGCTTGTCGTGTAGAGCGCCCCAAATTTTTTCATCTACGGTTTTGTTGGTCAGCATGACGTAACACCAAACGTCGCGCGTTTGGCCGGATCGGTGCAAGCGGCC